TCGTCAGCCTCGACTAGATAAACATCACCCTGAGTAGCACCGCCAGGCAAGTCGCCGACAGTCGCCACAGTCCCCAGGACTTCAAAAGCAGCGGCGCCAGCCCCTACATCGTCGAGATTGCCTGTAAACGGGTTGAACTTGAAGGCCATGACTCAGCTCTTGGTGACGGAAGTCAGGTTGTTACCGCCGTCGTAGCCGAGGGTCAGTGTTGCGACGGTGGTGCCGCCGCTGCCACCGGACTTGTACACCACACCGGTGAGGTTGCTGCCGGTGTAGCTCATATCGATATAGTCGTGCGCCGGGATATCGAGACCGGCCAGGGAAGCTGGGTAAATGACCTCGTAGCGGTCACCGTCTACAACACGCTGGCCCATGGGTACGAGGGGTTGTTTTCCTCAGACTACCCAAATCAGAGCGGTGTGCCGAAAGGCCGAGAACTTTCCCGGCGTGAGGCCGTCGCGGCGGGAGACTTTGCCGCTACAGCGCCATTTCGCTCTCGAAAGGCAGAGCGGGGTGTTGCGGTCCTTGCCAGCACAGTTTTTGTTGTGGGATTTCATATCGCCGAAGCTGCGAGCGCAGTAGCGGTCGCCTTTGTCAGTGCCTGGGGCGATCTTGTACCCCTTGGCGCCATAGCGGACAATGCGAGTGCGGCCTGTCTTGGGGTTGCGGACCTTTTTGCTGTATTTCTTGCCGTCCTCGGTGTCACGGCGCATCGGGGGTTGCAGCTGGACCGGCGCGTAATACTGGATGAGGCTGTCACGGCGTGGCTTGCGATAGCCAGGTTCATAGCGACGACGGAGTTTTTCCACGGTGAGTCGGTGGGAACGCATGCCACTGCGAAGGGAGGCGCGGCCAGCTTTGCCCGCGGCGTACATGGCCTGACCAACAGCCATGCCGCGTTCAATCTCGGCTTGAGCCGCTTTACGCATGGCCTTCTCAGCTTTCACATTGGCGGAGCGCGCGGCCCGGCCAAGGCTCTCGGTCTTGGAAAGAGGTCTGATCTGCTCAAAAGCACCCCGGGTAATCCGCATCGAGGGTTTCCGAGCTGTAGCCCGGTGCACGACCTCTGTTACGCCGCGCTGCGCTACCCGTTGCACCGTTTTGGGACTGGTGAGAATCGCGTTGCGACTGCCTTTGTATAGAAGGGCCGTGCCCACAACGCCGGCAGTCAGCCCAACTGCAGCAGCTTTGCCTCCCGAGCCCGCTCCTGTTTTGCGGCATGTCTTGGCAGGGGCGATGTGGCTCTGCCCGCAGGGGCGGCCCTTGCTATCAGCGCGGAGTAAGGCTGGAGTGATAGTCATGGTGAAAGTGCTACTGGTGAAAGCCCACTGCCCAGGTGTCGGCCTTGGAGCTCACCATCACCGGGGCGCCGCTGCGCTCCTTGCGGGGGTCTTCGCGCCGCTTGCGGGACACCAGGCGGCGGCGTTCGGCGGGGGAAAGCGACATGGCCTTGGCGGCCGGTAGGCATTTAGGCTTACCTTCACCCTTGGAGCGGTCACCGCAAGGGCCCAGGATCCGGCCGCTGCTGCTCATGCGGACCCATTTCTCTTTGAACCACTTGTCCAAGCCGTCATTGCGGAACTTGCCACCGCGCTTTTTGTACTCGCGCACCATCCAGGCGTTGGCGTACGCACTCGGGTAAATCTTGAATTTGCGCTTGGCGGCGGCTTTGACTTCTGCGTGCAGTTCTTTGTTGACGAAGCCAGTCTTACCCGGCGCGTCTTGACGCAAAGAAGCAGGAGTCAAAGTCATGGTCAGATGGCGAGAGCGTCGGGTTCGGGGGCAAAACCGGCGGCGTACATGGAGTCACGCTTACGGGTTTCTAGCGAGCTTGCTACAACTGCTCCAGCAGCTAAAGCACCACCAAGAACACGAGCTCCTGTTTGCACTCGGCGGTTAAACAGTTCGCGGCGAGCTAATGAACTTAAAGCTTGGTTTTGTGGGTCTTTACTGTTTTTATTTCCTTTAATAGCAGTTTTTAGAGCGCTGCTTTTTACTCTTGTTAAAATTTGTTTTGTGGTTCTTCTCGTCTGTGTGCCACGTGTTTGCAGCAGCAAAGCTGTTTGCTTTTTAGAAGTTTTAAGCGGTTGGCCTGTTCTTTCAGCTTTAGCAATTAAATTACTCTCCATCTGACGGATTTCTTTGTTTGTAGGCTTCTTCGGCTTTACTTTGGTAGCGGGCCCTTTAGTACACTTTTCGCCCTCGGAGATGGCACCGTTGCCGCACTTCAAGTCGTTGCGGGCTTCAGCAGCGTCCAACCGAGCTCGGATGTAGGTCGCGCTGCGGTCTTGGATACCCAGCTCACAAGCGGTCAGGTACTCCTGCGGAGTGAGCGAATCGCTGCGCTTACGCATAGATCCGCAGCTGCCATCGCACTTGCGGCCTTTCTTCTTACCGCAGCCGCACTCGGCATCCATGGGCTTCTTGCCGTACATGCCGCCATCCATGGGCTTCTTCATGCCGTAACCGTCGGCCGCCGGCTTGCGTCGTTTACGGGAGTGGCCAGGCATCATGCCCATGTCCATCTCCTCTTCCTCAGCAGGTTTACTACCGCGGGAGCGCTTGGCCATCGCCGTGCCCTCGCGGATGCCCTTCTCGTAGGCTTCTGCCTTGGGGCGGCGGGCGGTGACAGGCATGGGAACGGCCCTTATGTGTGCTTCTCCCAGAATAGCTAATTCGTGCTACTGCGTATCAAAGGGTTGCGGGGCTAACTGTTCAAATACTGCTGCTCTGTTGAGATCAGCGGGGCCTACAGTTGCCACTTTCGACACTTCTTCACGGTGGCGCCGAGGTAATGCGGCGTAGGTGTCATCAATTGCTGCGATCTCGGGATCCCAGGGAGCCAGATAACATCGACACCTCGGATGGCAAGGAGCTTGTGCATTGACACGCTTGTAGATACGCCCAGCGCGGGCATTACAGATAGGACACGTACGGTCATCACTGGTGGCGTACCACATCACTAAGTCAATCCCATTCACTGCGTAATACTGACTGCTGGCGTTGTTGTAAGCACGCAGTGATTCTGTGCGGGCAATAACATCAGCGCGAGATTTGACTACATCAAGCCGAAGACGCAGATCCTTTGTAATGACGTCCGTGGGGCGACCTTCGGCTACACCTTGTGCAACGAGCTCGGTGGCAGTCTCTGCAAAGGTCTGGCCGTGGCGCCGGAGGTAACCCTTTGACTGGGCTGCGGCGGCGACGGTCGCTTCGATAGGGATCGAGACGTCGATGCGCTGGCGAGAGGGTGTGAGCTCTCGCATGGAGTCGCCCGCCACGCCGATGCCTTTCTGGTAGGAGCTGCGGAGCAGGCCGCGTAGAACTCGGTCGTAGGCGTCCGTGCGCTGCGGGTTGAACGCTGGAACAAGCTGCCGGAACTCCTGTAGCAGAGCCACATTGCGATCTGCGGCGGGCTTGCCACTGCGGATCTGGATGCGAGTGCGGCGGACCAGGCGGTTGAAGCTGCGGTCAAGGATGCGGTTGAGCTGGGTGACTGTGACGTCCTCGGAGCGGCGTAGGGCGTTGTTGTAGCGCTCAAAGAGTTGCATCGGTACTACTAGCTTTTGGGGTCGTTAGCAATTACACCAGAGAGAACCATAAGCCAGCGTTTAGCTGCTGAAATGGCTTCAATATCAGACATTTCAGGCTTAATTACGTTGCCGGGATCTATCAAACCCACTGCGTCGCTCTCGGGGGAGTCTTTCCTGAGGTTTTTGTTGCGAAGTACCATCGCTGAGTAGCCAGAGTCATTACCCCTAGTGTTATTACGGTCTAGCCACTTAGAAACTTTATAGATTCTGTCGCCTTGTACTGTCTCTGGGACGTAATCGGGAGCCCATTTAACAACTTCGCCTAAGCTTTTGTAAACGCCTCGAATAGCTAGTTTGCCGACTTGAGACAACCGTGCAGATTGAGTAGAACGTGAATTACCGCTAACTATCATGCGAGCCCAGCTTTCGCAATTAGCATTAAACACGTCGTAGTCTAGTGTCTTACCTTTCAGAGCTTCGACACGGGCTGCGATTTGTGTAGGACTATACTTAACTTTGGGTTGTTTGCCAGAAGGCGCACGCTCAAAAACAACACCGCTGGCGAATTGTCTTTTAGCACCTTGACCTGCTTCGGTTATGTCTATACCCCCTGATTTAGCGACTAATCCATCGGCTGCCATCTGAGCGAAAGAATGAACACCATTTTTCTTACCCATATAGATAGCAAAGTGGGCTGTAGGTTCATTTTTAGTGCGGTTAAACACAAGATCGCCTGTTTTCCACCCCTCAGCTTTAACTTTACTATCATAGTAATTACCTAAAGCTGCTTGTACACCTTTTGGGTCAGTTTTTGAGAAGGTGTCAGACTTAAAAGGTTTAACAGCGGTTCTTAGACTAGGAGTAGTTCCCATGCCCATACCACTACTTAGCTGATAAGCGTCGTTTGCTGCTGCAACAGCTACAGCTCCGACAGTTCCAATAACGAGCGCAGTAGCAATTTGCTTACCTTTAAGTGATTTTTTACCATCACGTTCGCGATCCATCTCTTTCTCAATCGCACTCAGCTGCTTAAGCTCTTTGTCCTGGGGTACGGCTTCGCGCTTCTGCTGTTGCGCGACAGTCCGACCTTGACCTTTTGTGCATGTGTGGGCCTTCGGAATATGTGAGGCCCCACAAGGTTTACCGGCAGCATCTGAACGAGCGCCCTGACGCAGACCCGCGTACATTTGTGCGGTCTCGAGGAACGGTGTCAGCATGGCGAGCTCGTCCTTCGGTAGTCCTTGGGCGTCTTTCAAGACTCCAAGTGTTCCGCGGATGTTCCCGGAGGTCGCGGCGCGCATTATGCGATCCAGCAAGAGCTCGAAAGATGCCTCAGCATCAAATCTTTCTGTCCCCTTCGCTAGTTCTTCGATTGTCGTTTTCATTTTGACAGGAGCTTTGCGACTGGGCTGACGCATAGCGTTATCAAATGTGCGTTTTGTCCACTCGTAAGATACAGGATAGGTTTCTTTCATCTTTTTACCGTTGCCAACGTATAAGGCGAAGTTCTCGGCAAAGGTTTCAAGCCTGTTACCTTGGCTGTAGTAATTAGTAGTTGAAACTTTGTCGCTCTGTCGTATATCAGACATGCCGTAAATAGAAGTAGACCGTCGCAATTCAGCTTCTAAGTCTTTGCCTTCGTACTTCTTACCATTAACTGTGACACTGCGAGGTGTCGCAAAGTTGGAACGATAATGAATAGCATGTCCTAATTCGTGAGACATAAGATATAATCGCTGACCTTTAGGGTTGCCTATAGACGTAGCTGCCATAAAATAACGCTTACGTTGATCAGGCGTCATGCGCTTAAGTTGTGTTGGTGTAATTGGTCCGTCTGTGTTTAATTTAGTATATTTATTACGGGCATCCATATAAGAAGCCACGCCCTTACTATAACTCTCAACTGAACTCCCTTTAGAAGGATTAGATACTGTAGGTTGGCCTCCTATCACATGCACACGGTTAGGTTTGTCTGTAGTAAAATACCCGCCTAGCACTAGCGATTTAAGCGCGTCTACGCGTTGTACGTCTGTACCCGTCTCTTCTATAAACTTTTGTATTTTATTTATAGTTTCAGGCTCTACACCATCAGCTTTCTTTAAAGCTTCGTATTCGGCCTTTAATTCTTTAGGTGATCTCGTAACTTTAGCCTCACGCATTAAGCTAGCTGTGCCTAAAGCAGCGCCAAATAACAAAAAACCGGCAGCTTTAGAATCACCACCTGAACGTAAAATACTAACTGCAGTGGCTCCCATAGCACCGGTAGCCCCAATCCTTAAAGCAATGCTTGTCAGCTGTCGCGCTTTGTACGTTGTAGTGCGTTCGCCAGTTTTCTCATCTACAGAGCCTGCAGTTCCTTTTCTACACTCATGCGCCTTCGGAATATGTGAGGCCCCACAGGACTTTCCCCGCAAGTCCTCCCTTACAGCTAAGTACGCATCAATCCTTGCTTGTTGAAGCTCATCCTTCCGCATGCGCTCCAGCGCGGCCTCGGCAGCCTCACGCGTGGCATACCTAGGTGTCCCATCCTTGTTCTTTTGCCTCATCAAGTCAGCAATGCGCTGAGCAGTAGAGCGTCGGCGCGCAGCGCGGGTGGGGCGCTCGGGTGAAGGTGTGCTTGACCGAACTCGGATTTGAGAGCCTCGCAGGGTGGTCAAACGTTCAAAGCCATTGCTCCGCAAATAGTCAGCCGCAGGAGTTGTAGTGCTGAAGCTGCGCCCTGAGAGCTCGGATGCTGCGAGCCGGATCTCTCGATCTGTGGCTATAAACGTAGGGCTACCAATGACCTTGCTGGAGTAGTACTCCTTAGCCACTAGATCACTAAGGCCTTGACCCATCTTGTTTCCAACTGCTTCAGGCTTGTTCAAGCTCTTGGCTAAATAGCGCGACTGTCCAATACGTGCACTATTCAACAAATCGCTGTAGCCAGCTTTGCGTGCCTCAGCTGAAAGAGCAGCACCTACAGGTTGACGAACTTCATCAGCGATTCGCCAAAAATACTGATCGAAACCAGCGCGAGTATCTCTGTAAATCGTGTCTGCGAGCTGCTTACGGCTGACTGCAGTCGAGCCTCCTCGGGGAGCATCTCCGATAATTTGGTCGAGGTTACTGACTGCACGTTCTCGTACGTCATCAGGGAAGTTAGCTGTGCTAGGCCCTACAACCCTGTTTAAAAAAGCATTGCGAGAATTCGCATCTTTAAGATTTACACCTTCTTGTCGTGCTAACGCTTGTAAGTTGCGCGCTTCACGGTTTAGCGCAGTAGCGACAGAACGTCGTACAATTGTAGCATCATCACCTTTTTTAAGTTTAAAGCCAAACTGGCGAGATAAATACTCATTTGTAGCGGGCCCGGAAAAGGTACTCCTGTCACCTGCACCCCCCGCATTAGTACGAGTAGCTCCCCAAAAAGTTTCTAGGTTTTTCTGCCTCCATGTAGAGGCATTCATATCTAACGCTTTAGCTTCAATATCTAAGGCTTTAATCTTATTCTCTAGTACTTTTGCGTTTCCGTACTCTGTAGCACGACGTTCTAGTTGAGTAGGCGTACGAAGTACGGCACCTCGCATAGCCTCAGGGCCTCCAGCTGCTTCTCCTGTTGCTCTAGCCACTGCCTCACCAGCAGCAGCTCGGCCAGCAGCACGCCTCTCAGCCCGCCGACCTTCGATCCCAGGAGTGGTATCAAGCACACGGTTAATCCCAGCCGCTACCGCGTCATCAATCTGGCGGCCCACTCCATCTCGATAAAAGGGTGCCCTCTTCAGCTGGTTGTGGCTGAATAAACCAAAGCCAACAACTGCGAGGCCAACTGTGATGCCCCCAGCGCGGCGTTCAAGATTCGCCTGCAGTTTCTTCTTGCGCTGGATGTCACCAGGAGTGGCCTTCACAACCCCGCGAACGATGGCACGCTTACCACCTTCGATCTCAGAAAAGCTCCCTTTACGCACACCTTTAAAGATACGCTTAACACCACGCTCAATGTTGGCCAAGCCACTAACAGGATCTGTACGAACTGCCCTCAGATGTGAATCCGGGCCTTTACCCTGCAGTCGGCAATCCCAATTAGGAGGAATGCACCGGCCACCGCACTTCACATTAGGTGGGGTGCACGTCACCCGGCGTCTAGTCTTCCCCGTGCGGCTCCGAGCAGCGTCCATCCGGGACTTGCTTTCCAGGTACGTCGCGGTGCGAAAGCCCTGGGGTGTGATGTTGAGTTGTGTCATTGATCAGTACCCCTCGTTGTAAGCCCGGAAAGCGTCAGCCTCGGTATCGGGCACCTGTGAAAGCCCTACTACATTCTGCCCGGGAAACAGTTTCTGCACCGCAGCCCTTGCAGCGCGGAGTGCGTTGAATCCTGTGGTGTAAGGGCCATCCGTAATAGCACTATCAAGGCTGAAGCGCGCTCGGTAGAGCTTCCGCGCTCGGGTGCGGTGAGGTCCAATAATCAGAATGGGAGCTGCGGAGCTGCTATCGATGCGTTGCCCATCAGGGCCGACCATAGGGCCCGCGACGACGTCATCAACACGATGGGTGATACGGATGCGGAGTCCTTCAGCAGAATCGAAGTGCGCGTCCCCGCGGTTGGGCGGCAAGATGCCTTGCTCCCCGGCCTCGGGGGCTGTCGGCTGTTCAGCTGTAGCTTCAGGTGGCTGGGCTGCTTGCTGCTGGGCTTGATAGCCGGCCATCTGCGATTGGAATTGAGCGTCCGCAGACACGGCGAGCTGCTCGGTGATCACTTCATTGAGTTTTGTATCGATGCTGAACTCCGTGCCGCCGAAGCGGGACTCGCGGACCTCCAGAGCGTTGAGCACGCCGTATTGCAGGTACTGAATGTCGGAAGCTGCCGTGAGCTGTTTCAGCTCGACCTTCTCCTTATCGGTCTGCGTAAAGACCGAGGGAAACTGGACCGACCAGGACTCGGGGACACGGCCTCGGGTTGGTCCTTCGCGCGAAGCCAGGATGTAATTGAAGACCTCTGTGATAGGCGTGCGGCAGTAAACCTCTTGCCACTGCTCCACCAGTGAAGCCCACATGCGCTCCTCAAAGCGGCCTTCCTTACCCAGACCGCCAGGGCTGTCGCCCATCAGGATGGAGGCCGGCCAACCCGTAGAAGCTTGCAGATCCTTCACGAAGGGGTCCGTAGCCGTAGCGATATTGCTCAGTGCTCGGTTGAGGAAGTTCAACTCCTCTTCGGTGTCCACCACCATGCCGCCATAGACGCTACGGCTGAGGCTGTTGGCCTCCAGACGCTTACGCAGATCGCTCTCGTTGCCGGAGGCTATACGGTTGAAAAGCCCGGGGATCTTGTGCACGAACAGATCGGCATCCGACGTCATGGCCTCGAGGCCCGACATCGCGGTCTCATAGCGTTTGAATGACTCCCAGATCAGCTGCAGCACAGACTGGCCCCATCCTGTGTTACGGGAGCGCAGGTTCCATGGCAGGAACAGCCCGTCGAAGCGGGCTATGCGAGAACTGTGCACGCGAAGATTGACGTAGCCGCTGGTCTGCTCTGGCGTGATGCGCTGGCTGGTGGTGATCCGGTAGTGCGAAGGACGGGAGTAGTCCGTAATGGAGAAGTCCTCGGGGATCAGTTCGTGTCGCGAAAGGGGGATGTACCCGCGCACTCCGCGGATGCGCTTGACCTCGACCGGGTCTTCAGGCTGCCCTCCGTCATCAATGAGCAGAACCAGGCCGGCGCCTCCATAAAGGCGCTGCAGCTTAATGACCTCAGAAAGCGCAAAGTGAAACTGTGTTGTCTGGAGATATTGATTAAACGAGGTGAGCATGTCAGCACTGTCGCTCGCTGCGTCTCCACCTAAAGCAATTGTGGGTACATGCCGCAGGATCTCATCGCCGATGGCATCGACGTAGCGACGTGGGATGCCACTGGTGTATAAAGATTCGAGTTCAGCTTCAGTAAGAAGCGCGTTAAAACGTACTTTTGTAGCAACTGTTTTGTCTTTCTTAGCTACGCCTAAGCCTGTAAGTGTGTTAATTAACGCACCATCATTCCGGTAGTCTTCTGATGTTTGCGTGGCCATGGAATGAAGGGCTCAAGGGAGCTGTGCTAATCCTAGCGCTACTGTTACCAGATACAGATTGCTCTGGTAACTGACTCGATTATCTGGTAACACGCAGCTGTATCTGGTAATGTAGATTGGTATCTGGTAACTGCCTGCTGGGTTTGTACTACGGTTCAGACAGTTAAACTGAGTAAGCCACCCAGAAAGGAATGGTTGACCATCAAATCGATGGGTCGAGTCTCCTAACCAAGCGGCAAGCCAAACAGCAATTTCGCGAAGGGATCCTCAGTAGCTGGGGATCCCTTTGTGCTTATTGCGGCCGCCCAGGAGACACGCTAGATCATGTGCGCCCTCGGAGTCGAGGTGGGTCTACTGACAGATGCAACCTTGTGTGCTGTTGCGCCTGCTGCAACCAAGCAAAAGGGAGCGAAAACGACTGGCGCCATTGGTTCAGGCAACAGAAATGGTGGTCCCCTTATAGAGAACACGCAATTCAGGTTTGGTTAAATACAGAGACTCAAGACTGGGCTACGGTCTGAGCCTCCACCGATACGTACCGCTGCCGACGCTCTCGGTTATACGAATATACGCGACCATGGGACTTAAAGACGGATCCCCCGCAACATTCTAAATGTTGTCGAAGAAACTTGCTGTAACTGGAGTGTCTGGAATTAAAGAGCAAGCAAACGCCAGCGCCATCACAGTGTCGTCGTGCGCTCCGTTAGCAGCTTGCCGGGCACCGTTCTCCTGCTGTTGAAATGCTCGTAGCTCGTCTGCGATAATGCCCGAGGGAAAGATCAACTCATCCCGCTCGAGAATATAAAGGATTCGATCTGTGGCTACGGTTTTGGACGACCTGCTCGTGTTGAAAGTCTCAATGGCGTAATTAGGTAATATGTTCTGCAATGCCTCAGCTATAACAGCACCCATCGCTTGTTTTTCAACAACTACACGCTGAGGCATGTAGTCCTTTATTAGCTCACTTACATGCTTCAAGCTGTAATCAGTACTCTTGCCGTTCTCTCGATACATACCAACGATCTCGTAGGGCGTGGAAGTTATGTCCATCACCATTGCTACGAAATAGTCGTTCCCGCCGGCATTGGGATCAATTCCTATGACATAACTACGGTTAATCGATCCACACTCACGCCAGTGACCCCTCGCGGCTTTATTGATCAGCTCATTGGGGTAGATCTGGGTATCAGTGGCCCCAAACTGAAGCTCGTACTCGGAGTTCCATGCCGCCATGGTCATGCGGCGAGACTCACGAGTCTTACGCGCCCAGTCGGGGTCGGCACCGTAGATCGGGTGCTGCGAGTAGTGGATGGCGACTTTGTTCCAGTTGCCTTCGTCGGTGTGCCAGAGCTGGCCAAACCAGTCTTGTTCGGTGTCGGGCGTGGAGACCACGATCACCTTGGCGGCGTCACCCACCATGGAGAGTGTGGGCATGGCGCCGCGGTAGATCTCTGCAGCGCCCTCAAGATAGGCAGCCTCGTCCATGAACAGAACGGAGCAGCTCGGGATGCCCCGGGCAGCTCGGGGTGAGGCCGGCAGGAAGTACAGCGTACCCCGGCCTTCAAACGCCAGCTGCGTAGTGCTATCAGTGAGGTAGCGAATGGTCTCGCCCCGCAGGCTGTTCGCCATCGCACGCACACGCCGGCCGAGCTCGGAGGCGTCCTGCTGCGTCTTGCTAAAGATGACCGCAGCGAAGCCTCGTTCTGTCAACGCGCGGTCAAGCAGGTAATTGCAGACGGTCTCGGAAACACCGGTCTGGCGTGATTTGTTGACCAGCGTGTTGGGGTTGGCGTTGATCGACCGGACCAGCTCTTCCTGGTACGGGTACGGGTCAAAAGGTGCCACCGTCCCACTTGTGCGGATCCAGGTGCGACGTGCGAAGTCAGTCCAGTGTTCGACTGTGGGCAACGTGGAGGCTATACCGGACTCGTAATTGGCAGCTCGCGCTTTGCGCCGCTCCAATTCTGTCTGCAACCGTTCGACGCGCTTGCGGAGGGCAGAAACGGAAGCCATCAGATGTCAATGACGTCGTCGGTCTCGGGAGCAGGCTCGATCTCGTCGGGGTCGTTGTACGCCGTGAGGCGAAGCAGCTGGCGCTCCAGATCCTGGATCTGACGCTCGAGGATTCGACGTTCCTGATAAGCCTGTGCTCCACTCATCAGGGTCCGGGCCGCTGCAATGCGATCGGCTGCCCGGGCGTTTTCGTCGTTAATGATGGCGTCCAGCACGTTGATGGCATCAGGAATCGTGCTGATGTTCATGCCGCCGGTCTCAGAAAGCATGTCTTGCTGAATGCGCGAGATGGCCTGCTGCACTGGGGCGCGCTGACGCCAGGTGTAGATCGACTTCTCGCTGACACCGATCTTGCGAGCTGTCTCGCGGATGGTGGTGCCCCGAGCAAGGTAGTTGGCGGCGATGCGTTGCCGTTCATTCAGACCGTCGGGGCCATAGACACGGTCTACCACGAAGCTCCTATTGTGTTCAGACAGGTTCAGACTAACAGGTAAGAGTACGGCTTATTATGAAGTGGGCAGCATCTGATCCAGGTAGATCTCTGCTTGATGCAGGTTGGTGGAATAGCGGCACATACCGACAGCGCAGCTTAGGTAGTAAGTGTTGCCGTCCTCGGTGGTGAAGAACTCAATGGTGCCTCGGCCTTTTATGAGGCACCGGTAGGGTTTATTTACTGCTAGAAGACGCAGCTTCATGCTCTATCTTTGTCAGACGTTTTCATAGATTGTGCTAAGTTTTGCTTTCAACCCAATCAACAGGAGGAGTCTTGTCCTGATGCGATGGGGGAACGCATGAACTAAGCCACGCAGGCGCGAGAGCCGGTGGCATCCCCTCTTAATTCAGTCGTGATTCAAAATCAGGTCTTCCTCCAAAAGCTGCAGCTTCGTGGCCACGCATAATCTCATTTGTTCATGCTCGGATGGGGTAGTGAACCCATCCCATAGAACAGAAAGGTACTTGCGCTGATGCCCGTCTTTTCTGACTTTGTGCTTGAGTTCGACAACAGTTCCGATGCGGGACAAGTATCTGTGTTGATTCTCCTGCTTAACAGCAAGCCCTAGATGGATGCGAGGCTTTTCAGCAACTCGATCACCAACGGCAAACTTAAACGGAGTGCGGCGTGATTCTTTTTTCATGGTGCTAGACGGGCCTTACCCCAGCGATTTTTTGTGTACCAGTCGTGCACTGGTGGGATCCACTCTGCGAAATGAGGCATCATCAACTGACACAGCTGATGAATCTCTATCTGTGCATCAGC